ACGGAGCATGTCGGACATGAAGCCCAACTGTTTGTATGGGTAGTTCTGGTAGTTTAAAAAGTCACCGTATTGGTTGTTCAGCACGTTCTGAACTTGCTGTTGCTGTTGACCACCGTACTGGTTTTGCATCTGATTGATGCCCATGTTTTGCTGGTACTGGGTGTTGCCAATGTTGGCCAAGTTGCCTGCGGCAGTATTAGCTGTTTGCAGACCTTGAAGTCCTAGCCCCGCGCCATACTGTTGTTGCTGAGCGTTTTGCTGGTACTGCGTGTTGTACTGCCCCATTGCTTGGTTGTAAGCGTTCTGCAAACCTTGGGCTTGGATGTCGCCTTTTTGACGAGCCAAATTGCCTGCGGCTTGACCGCGCATAAGGTAGTCACCACTGCCACCAAACGCACCTGAACGAGCAGCCTGCGCACCCTGTGCTTGACGTGCAATATCAGCTTGACGCTGTGCATCCGCTTGCTGGCGCTCCACTACATTCTGCATGTAGGGGTTCATCATGCTGTTGCCGGTCACATTACCTTGTGCGTCTCTAGTAGTAGCGGCACCAAACGCGGCACCAAAATCTGACGGTCTAAACGTGTACTGTGTATTAAGTGCGCCCAAACCGGCCATGCCAGATAAAGCAGTCGCATCTTGCAACTGAGGGGCCGTCTGCATTAACCCAGCATTTTCGTACGCTTGCTGTTGCAAAGGCGTAAATTGCGCTACGCGATCTCCCATGTACTGCATGTAGGGGTTTGCATTGATGTCCGTAACCGCTTGGGCTTGGCCTAACAAATCCTCAACATACGGCTTAGCGTAGTCAGGGATTGAAGTCTGCGACTGGTTTATCGTTTGTAGGGATACTTGTGGATCAGCCATGATCTAGTCCTTAAGCGGGAAGATATTTGTCAGCGCGGGAGTTGGCCGCTACTTTGTTTTTGCCTGTGGTCTTACCCCGTGCACGTTGTACACGATCCATCATGGCGTAGAGTTTTTTAGCCCCTGCATCTGTAGAGCCGTTGCCTAGTTCAGACACGATACGGGCGGGCACTACAAACTCACCATCGGCAAGTCGTGCGGGTTGCTGTTTAGCGCCAATCGTTGCAGGAATGCTGTCAGACACACCATCACCGGGGCCTTTGAGCAGACGACCGCCATCTGAGTAACCACCCAATGTGCCAAGACCGCCACCTACGGCGTAACCGCCCATGGCATAGCTTTGTTGCAAACCACCAGCGGCTTCACCACCCCCACCACTAGGTTGGTAACTTGAGTCTACAACTGCCGCATCTGCTGTCGGAGTTACTTTCTTAGCCTCTGCCGCTTTCTTAGACGCGTCACGGAACTCAGCGTAAACCTCAGACAACTTGCGTCCTGTGGCATCGGCAACGTCTTGAGCAGAAGCACCGTTTTCCTGCGCCCACTCATACAGCGCTTGGCCTGACAGTGGGTTTGCAGTCAAGTACTTTTTCATCTCATTGAGAGACAGTGTGTAATTGACATTGCCTGCCGCATCACGACCGGGGGCCACGTAGTCAGGGTTGCGAACCATCTTGCCAGTAGCTGCGTCGTAGTTGTACGCTTTGTTTGTGCTGGCAGGGTAGCCCATGGTAGCTTCGCGGTAAGGTCGAGCAATTTCGCCAACTCTTGACTTAGTTGGGTACTTAGCGCCGCCTTTGCCAATCAAGTAGTTGTATGCGGCTTCAGAATCGCCGCCCGGTGTAAAGCGGTTGTACAACTCGTCGTGTTGATCTGCGGAAGTAACCACAGGAGAGACATAGCCCAAACTGCCGCCGCCTGCTGTCCAAGCGTTTTTGACAGACCCTATATCGGGAAAGCCACCTGCGGGGCGATACGGAATGTTAGGCTGAACCGTTATTGTGCCGTCTGGATTAAACGTTAAATCGCCGGGGTTAGTGGCGTTGCCGTAAGGGTTTGTAACGTTTCTAGCTACTTCGGTACTGCTGTCAAACGTGTTGTTAATAACGTCGTTACCTGTACCGCCAACAACTGTGTTTTTGGGTATAACTTTTTCAGCCGCTTTAACGGCATTGTACCGGCGCTGGACTTCATCTGTGGATAAACCAAACGCTCTAGCCGCATCCAGTACGGAGTAGTTGTTATCATCCATAAATTTGACCCACTGCTTGTCGTAGCCAAGTACGGGGTCTGCGGCTATTTTGTCTTTTGCTATTTGCGCAGTCAGCGCATTTGCGCCTCTGTGTATGTCATATTGCTCTGCAATATCTGCTTTTGAAAACCCTTGCGTTGCGTAATTAGGGTCAATTGCAGTAATTGCTGCATAGTACTCATTAGGGTCAATGCCTTGTGTTGTCAGTGTGTTATAGAAACCTGCTGTACCTGAACCGCCTTTTGTTGCTGTTGGATCGGTGTACCCGGAAGTCAGATTAGCAATGTACTGATTTACTGCGTTAGGGTCAGCGTTTGTAGTTCTAGTTGCTGCGGCAATGTCTGCATTTGGGTTTGTTGTTAAGTAGCTACCAATCTGCTCTGGTGTGTACTGCGTGTACGTTGGTGCTGCTGCGGCAGCTTGAGTTACAGGCGCTGCGTATGTAAGCCCACTCATGTCGCCTGCATAACCTAAGTTTTTTGCCACGGTTGCGGCATCTGCTTGACTCAAACCATATTTGCTTACGACATCTTGAGCACTCATGCCCGATTCGCCAAGTAATCGGCTAGCTTCTCCGTAGTTTCCAGCTTGATAAGCTGCAACGGCTGCATCACCGCCACCAGCCAAAGCCACAATACCGCCGCCGTTGTAACCACGATAGATGTCAGAGAAGCTTCTGTCTTTCCATTCGTTGGCGGCTACTGGAGCCAGACTGCGATACGTTTGCGTACCGGGATCAAACACTTTTTGACGGATGTAACCCGGGTTTTGTGCTGTTGGCATTTGCGTGGTTGTTGGAACCATCATGTCCGCCATGATTGGGGAAGCGGCTGCGGCAATAGAACCAAAGTTATTTTTAGCAAAATTTAATGCGTCTGTTGGGGAAGCTGTAGCTGAAGAAAAGCCTGCGGACAGTTTGTCCATTGGTGAAAACACTTTTGTGTTAGCCGCATCTAAATATCTATCACGAACAGCATTGACTTCATTTGTATAAGCCGCTGGGTCACCCATATAAGTGGGTATCTGTTCACCAATACGTTCTTTTGCCAGTTCTGCGGCTCCCAGCCCTGACAGACTTTCACCAATACCAAAGCCACCATACGCACCCAATCCGGCCATGAGTCCCTTAGACAAACTGCCAGTTGCCAAACCCGTAACGCCACCCACCACAGCGCCAGCCGCCAAACCAGAAGACACCAACCCAAAACCAGCAGGGCCAAGCGCGAAGCCAGCAATCATTGGCAACAGCGACTTCAAGAAGTTAGCTTCGGGTAAACCCGTATCTGGGTTGACGGTTAAAGAACCGCCATGTTTAAGGGCAAGCGCATGAAGTCCAGCGACTTCTCCGGGAGTCATGTGGACAAGCATTGAATCGCCATTGCGACCCTTGGATGCCATGTGATCGGCTAGTACGTGAAGGCTCATATTTGCCTCTCAAAATGGGGGTTGGCAGATAATATCATGTTGACGTCTTTATGCGAAGCATTTGGCTACCATCTTGGATGCCATCTTTTGTGTCTCTGTAAACATCACCAAGCCTTAAAGCAGCAAAGTCAGCTTCGGTTGGCAGTGTCTCAAGATTCAAATTTAACGTTGCGCCGCCCATATCGCCGGGGTTGGACAGTTGGTTAAAGTACAGACGTAAGATGTTATTGAACTGGTCAAAGTAACGCCTGTTGTACTCATCAGGAGGCAGAGGTAGGCTTGGTGGGGTTGCGTTTAGTTCAGCCATTACCTACGTCCATCCGGTCTGATGTCAATACGAGGTGCGCCCAACTGCCAACAAGTGTTAACTTGGTTTGAGCTAATCTTAAAGATCATCTGGCGACCGCGCATGCGTGTAAATATCTGGCCTGTAAACTCTTCGGTAATCACGTATGTACTACCTTTTGAAACAGTGCCGCTAGCACTGCTTGTCGTTCCAGAGCCGGAATTAGCCAGACCGTACAGCGTCATAGTCACCTGTGGAGCAACGGCGGTAGGGCTGTTAGTAGCGTTCTCAAAGGTCAAGTCAGGTAAAACGCGCCACACAAAACCAAAGTTATGGCCGTCACCAATGTCAAACTCAGACGAGCTAATGTAAGCATCAATTGCA